GATTTGTAGCTACTCCTGATACAAATTTTGGAACATCTGCTGTTCCACTAGCACAGATAACAATTGGTGTTTCTGTGTATGAGTTGGGTCTTTCATTCGTTGCAGGATATGCTAATGAAGAGATTGATTTAAACTCTGGTGAAATCCTTTATGTTGATAACAGGATCCCAATCACACGATCTGCGGATCAAAACGAAGAGCTCAAAGTAGTAATTGAATTCTAAATGGCACAGAATACGAACCTGAATATAGCTCCTTACTTCGACGACTTCGATGATAGTAAGGGATTCCTAAAAGTACTTTTCAAACCTGGCTATCCAGTACAGGCTAGGGAACTTACTACGCTTCAAAGCTTATTACAAAATCAAATTGACACATTTGGTCAAGGTGTGTATAAAGAAGGTGCCATGGTAATTCCTGGTGGTACTACTCTTAACAAGAAAGTTCCTTGTGTCATAATTCAAAATACTTATCTTAATCTTGATGTAGAAAACTATAGAACTGCACTTGATGGTCAGATCATTAAGGGATCTACTTCTGGTGTTCGTGCTCGTATTCTATTTTCTATTAGTGCTACTACATCAACAAGAAACAATATTTCATTTTACATAAACTATATTCAGAAGGCTGACGATAATATTACTACTACATTCACTGATGGTGAGACATTTACTTGTGAAAGTGATATTACTTACGCTTCTACAACTATTACAGCTGGAACACCTCTTGCACAACTCTTAAATTCTAATGCAAATGCACAAGGATCAACTGCTAACGTTGGTGCTGGTGTCTATTATGTTAGAGGATACTTTGCTAATGTAGCTGAACAGACTATTATATTAGACCAATACGAGACTAATCCATCATACAAGGTAGGATTGAAGGTAGAAGAAAGGATAATAACTGCTGATGAGGACGCAACCTTATATGATAATGCTATAGGAAGCACAAACTTCTCAGCACCAGGTGCAGATAGGTTTAAGATTACACTAACATTAGTTAAAAAATTACTTACTGATCCAAACTCTGCTGACTTTATTGAACTTTTACGTACTAATGCAGGTAAATTAGAGAAAAAGGTAGAACGTAGTGAGTTAGGATTTATCAATGACATCCTTGCAACTAGGACTAAAGAGGAGTCTGGGGATTATTACGTTAAGAAATTTAAGCTTGACGTAAGAGAAAACCTAGATGATGGGTTTAATAATGGTGTATATACTGCAACTGGCACTACTTCTGGAGGTGTTTCACCATCTGAAGCAAATATTTCTGTACAATTATCTTCTGGACAGGCATATGTACAAGGTTACAGAACAGAAAGATTGTCTACCACATATAAAGATGTAGAGAAACCAAGAACTTTTGAGACAGAAACTAATAAATCTATAGCATCAAACTTTGGTAACTTTGTCTTAATGACAAATGTGCATGTAGTACCAACAATATATGAGACCGTTGAGCTCAGAGATGTAGTAACCTCAACACCAGGCACACCTGCAGGTACTGTTATTGGTAGAACTAGAGTGATTGATATTGATCAAAACTCTGGAGCTGCTGGTTTTGCAACCACAAATACTTACAAAGCAAATGTTGTTGACACTGATTTCTATACACAGGTTGTTCTTGGGTCAGGATCAGGTGTATCTTGGACTGCCGAAAGACTTGTTGTAGGTAGAACATCTGGTGCTACTGCTATTCTTGTTAGTGGATCTAGTGTAACTGGATATCTTACTAATATTACTGGTGAGTTTGCTGTAGGTGAGAAGTTAGACTATGATACTGCAGCTTCAAGTGGAAATGGTGGACTTAGTGGAAGTAGAAGTATTTCTACAATTACCAAGTTTGGTATGGGTGATGTTAAGTCATATGCATTTAATAGTGGTGCAGGTACTGCTGATGCAGTATTAGATGTTCAGGTAGCATTGCCTGGTTCAGGTACAATCTTATCTTCAGTATCTGGTACTGGAGTTGGATCTACCGCTACTGTAACCTCAACACTTTCAAACTATAATAGTCAGATGAGAGTTGGGGATATTGTTGAGTTTGGAAATAATGGAGTAGCACACAGAGCAAGAGTAACTCTTTTGAGTAGTGCATATGCATTTAATGTAACCAAGATTAATGCAGGTGACATGACAAATGGTAATGTTACTGGTGCTATTGTCAGAACTCGTGCTGAAATTAAAGAAGCACAAAATAATAAGTTACTTACTTATCTTGGATACGATGCTATAAAGAATACCAATAAGAACAATACACAGAATCCATCAGGATCATTTAGAAAGTATTTTGCAGGTGGTGCTGCTTCAGGTGGAGTTCTTGCTTTTAATGCAGGATCTGGTCTTGTGTTTACAAACTCAAATAACAATGATACATTCTTACTCATTAATAATACTAATGGTGATATAATAGAAGCACCTCAAACAGACGTAGCTAGTGGACAAATTGTAACTGTTAGTAGTTTGTCAGGCACTAATAATTACTCTCTAATTGCTACAGTTAGTGCTTCCGATAGATCTGCTAAGGGAAAAACTACAGAGAGGATGAAAGTCCTTAAAATAGATAAGAGTTTTGCTGCTGGTGTTAATGGTCTAACACAAGAAAACGCTATAGGAGATGGGTATGGATATAGAGTAGATGATGCTAGAATCGCACTTGGAAGTGGAGATGTATTTAATATAAAAGCAATATATGAAGCTAATGGTAACACTGCAACTGCGGACAATACAATACCTAATATGCAGTTTACCAACTTAGTTGGTACTCTTTCTACTGATGAAGTAATAAGTGGAGACACATCTGGTGCAAGAGGAAGAATAGTTGCTGTTGGTGGTAATAGTAATCAAATTTATTTTATTCCAGTAGAAGATGATAAATTTACTGATGGTGAGACTGTAACTGGACCTAATGCTACTTTAAAACTTATTGCTGGAACTATACAGTCAGGTGGAAAGAATATAACAGATAGTTATGATTTAGATGATGGACAGAGAGATCAGTTCTATGATTATTCATCTATCATTAGAAAATCTGGTTATGCAGCACCTACACATCAAGTGTTAGTAATATATGATCGTTTTCTTACCACTGCAGGTATCAATCCATATACCGTAGATTCTTATGATACTGCGGATTATAAAATTATTCCATCTTATGAAGGAACTGAATTACGAGATAGTATTGATTTTAGACCGATTGTTCCTGAGAAATTGGCAAATACAGGATCTGTAACTAGTCCCTTTACTTTGAATGGTACAGAATTCTTTGATTTTGGTAGTAGAGCATTTACAAGTAATGAGACTGGTGTACCAGGTCCTGGTGAGACTACTATTATAAGTTTAGAACATTATCTTGCTAGAGTTGATAAAGTCTTTATGAATAAAGACAATGAAATTCAAATAGTAAAAGGAGCTCCTAGCACTAACCCTGTGGAACCAGAAGACATTGAAGATGCAATGTTATTGGCAACTCTGAATTACAATCCATACGTATTTGATGTTGACGAAGATGTTAGTATCAGAGAAACTAACTTCAAGAGATATACTTTTAGAGATATACAACAGTTAGAAGATAGAATTAAGACACTTGAATATTATACACAATTATCACTACTTGAAAGTGAGACTGCAAGTATGGAAATTAGAGACACTAGTGGTCTTAGCAGATTTAAAAATGGATTTGTAGTAGATAACTTTGCAAGTCTTTCAACTAGTGATACTTTACATCGAGACTATAGAGTATCTCTTGATTTTGATGAAGGTCAATGTCGTCCATCTCATTACACCACTCAAGTACCTCTTACATTTTCTACAGCATCACAGAATGTACAGCAAACTGGAGATCTTGTAACACTTCCATATACAAGCACAGTTCTTTTAGATCAACCATATTCTTCAGGTGTTGAGAATGTTAACCCATTCAACGTATTCACATATGTTGGAGATATTCAGTTGCACCCAGAATCTGATAACTGGGTAGATACTAAGACACTTAATCCTGTTAAAGGTCCTGTTATAGAAGGTAACTTCCTTACTACTGTTAGAGAGTATAATGCTGACCAGAATGGTTTTTCTCCAACTCAATGGAACTCATGGAAAACTACATGGACTGGAAAAACTAAATCAGTAGATGTTGGTAGTTGGAGAAGAAGAACAAAGAGATCTAGAGTTAGAACTATTACTACTACTAGAACAACTACTAGAAAACAAACAAGGACAGGTATTAGGTATAGAGTTACTCCTGTTATTGAGCAGAAGTCATTAGGTAACAAGGTTGTTTCTGTAGAGCATATTCAGTTTATGCGTTCTAGAAACATTGAGTTTAATTGTAAGAAATTAAAGCCAAGAACTAAATTCTTTGCATTCTTTGATGGTATTGCTTTACCTACTAAATTAATTACACCTAAAATTATTGGTTTGACTAAGGATTCATCTAGTGATTCTAAAACAAACAATATTCCTTTCCAAGTTGGTGAGACAGTATATGTCAACTCAGCTGGATCTCCTGGTTTTACACCTAAGAAAGGATTTAGATTTAAGGCAAGAGTTGCAGCACCTAATGAAGGATTTGAAATAAATCCATTAGACGGAACTGATATTCAATCCACTAATGACTATACATCTAACTTAGGATTCCTCAACATTGATACTAAGTCTCTTGCTGATCAGGCAAAGGGAACTTATTATGGTTCACCTAAGATTAATGATTATGTTATTGGAGAAACTTCTGGTGCAATTGCTAAGGTAACAAGTAAAGACTTGATTAGTGACAAGAGGGGTAAACTTAGAGGATCATTCTTCATAGATTCACCTAAAGGTAATGGTAATCTTAAATTTAAGACTGGTAATAAATTATTCAGACTTACTGATGACGCAACCGATAGTAAGGTTATTGGTGTATCAGATTCTAGTGCTGAGGTAGAATTTACTTCTTCTGGTATCTTACAGACAATGCAAGATCAAATTATATCTGTAAGAAATGCTAAGGTTACATCTGAAGATATGTTTGATTCTAGAACTGTCAAAGATACTAAGACTTCTAAAAAGAATGAAGTTAGATTCTGTGACCCACTTGCACAAACCTTCCTTATTGAAGATTCATCATTAGAAGGTGGGGTATTCTTAACTAAGATTGATATATTCTTCTTTACTAAGGATGAAGAAATTCCAGTATCATTAGATATTAGAACTGTAGTTAATGGTAATCCAACTCAAAGGATTGTACCTCTTTCTAAAGTTATTAAAGATCCTGAGGATGTATTCATATCTGCAGATGCTTCTAAACCAACTTCATTTGAATTTGAATCTCCAGTATACTTACCATTCAGACAAGAACATGCTATTGTATTGACTTCTGATTCTAATCAGTATAAGGTATTCATCTCCATTCTTGGTGAAGATGCCATAGATGCTGCACATGCAGGAGAAAAAATCTCCGAGCAACCATACATCGGTGTATTATTCAAGTCACAGAACGCATCAACATGGACACCATCTCAGTATGAAGACTTGATGTTTAAGATTTATAGAGCAGAATTTACATTACCGAGCACATCATCTAATAGTAAACTTGTACTAGAAAATGCAGAACTTGGTGAAGCTAATGGTGGTTTCTTAAATCTAGCAGCTAACTCCATGCAAATGACTATCAATTCAGATGAGATTAGAGTATTCCATGGCAATCACGGTATGCAGTCACCACTTAACTATCTACAGATGAGTGGTGTAACATCTGAGGTTCCAGATACTGAACTTACATCCACTATCAGTACAACAGGAACAAATACTTTTACAGTTACTAACGCATCATTATTCCATACGACTATGGGTGGATCTGCGATAAGTAATTCTAATCCAGGTTTTGTAAGAATTCTTGGAGAAGCGGAAGATGGTAGTGGGGATGAAATTATTGCATATTCAGGTATATCTGGAAATACTATAACAATTGCTACTAATGGACGCAGCCATACTGGTGGTGCAGGTGGATCAACTGGTTTGTCACATTCAACTGGTGCTATTGTACAATGCTATAATCTAAATGGAATTCCACTTACATCAATCAATACTACTCATACTGCACCTGGTGGAGTTGTATCCATCAACAGTCCTCACAGTTACAATCTAAAAGTAACTGGTAAGACAGCAAATACTTCTATGATGGGTGGTGGTGTCTTTATAACTGCTTCTCAAAATATTCCATGGGATGTATTAACACCACAAATTCAAAATCAAACTCAACCAAAAACAAGTATTATCCCAAGAGTGTTGGGTACAAGTGGTACTTCATGTGGTCCTGATAGCGATGGAGGTACTTCTGGTTTAGAGACTTCTTTCGTTAAAGATACTACTTACCTTGATGTGGTTATTGGAGAAGAGAATTACTTCCCTGGTACTAAGATCATTGCTAACCAACTCAATGAAATTAACCGTATGAATAATGTGAAGTCATTTACTATGGAGTTGGATCTAGAATCTGAGGTATCTCACCTATCTCCTGTGATTGATCTATCTGCTGTATCAATTATTACAACAGCAAATATCATTAATAACATAGAACCTTCTGCTAATATCGGTAGTGAATGTGCAGCAAACTATATTACTAAGGTTGCTCGAATGGATAAGAGTGCTACTGGATTAAAGGTTATGCTTACTGCTAACGTATGGACACAATCTACTATTAGAGTGATGTATAAGTTAGTACCTGTTGGTTATGCTGGTAATCTTGATGATCTACCTTTCCAGTTCTTTAATACTACAGGTATTCCAGACAGCGGTATTATTACACCACAGAATGATCTATTTACATTTACTGATTATGAGTATACAATAGATGATACTGAAGACTTTGATGCATTCCAAATTAAAGTAAGTATGATCGCTTACTCTCAACCATATATACCAAGGGTAAAAGACTTCAGAGCAATCGCTTTAGCATAATGGAAGAAAATACACTTGATCTAATCCCTGTCGAAGGACATAACTCCCTCGGCAGGGATGCTGATTCTAATGCAATCGTCAATACGGATGATAGTGCATATGATGCTTATGTAAAAGCAAGAGAAAATGCACGCAACAAAGATCGCACTTTAGACGACTTGAAGAAAGAAGTTGACGAACTTAAAGACCTTATTAAAGACTTAATAAAGAAAGAGGATAAATAAAGTTAAGCTAAATATTATATGGAATTCTTAGAGAATGGCAAGTGCTGTATCCAACCTACTAATATATCAAGGTTCTGACTTTATCATCGACTTTACAGTTGAGAATGATAATGGTACAGAATTTAACCTTACAGGATATACAGTAGCAAGTTTGATAAAGAAACACTACACAAGTAGTACTTCTCAAACTGTAACGTCTGCAGTCCTAACTCCCGCAACTAGCGGAAGAATACAATTATCTCTAACTAATTCTCAGACCGCTGCTATGAAAAGCGGACGGTATGTGTATGATGTCGTCATAACTTCAGCATCTGGTATCAAGTCCAGAGTGTTAGAGGGTTCAGTAAGCGTACTTGAGGGGGTAACACTTTAAATGGCAAGATTAAGATTTGGGGACCAATCAGTCCCAAGAGTAACTCGTGTCGCCACTGGTGGTGGCGGTGGCACGATTGGTGCTATGTCAGACGTAGATTTGACAGATGTATCACAAGGTGGACTAGCAGAAGGTTCAGTCCTTGTATATGATTCAGCACAAACAAGATTTGTCGCCACAAATGTATTAAATCACATCACTATCAATGGGGGTAGCTTCTGATGGCATCACAAATTCTAGTTAAAAGGAGTACTGGTTCAACCGCACCAGGTACCATTACCTTTGGTGAACTAGCACTTACTATTGGTGCTAATGGTACACAAGCAAACGCAGGTGACCGTCTATTTGCAGGTGACAATAACGGTGCTGCTCAGGTAGTTGGTGGTAGATACTTTACGGACATGTTAGATCATGTTCATGGTACACTTACCGCTAGTTCATCTGTACTAGTCGATAGTAATTCAAAAATTGATCAGTGGAATGTTGACGACATCACCCTCGATGCAAACGTCATTACAACATCTACTACTGATGCTGACCTTATCTTCCGTGCAAATGGCACAGGTAAACTAGTTATTGAAGATGGTCAGGAACTAGAGTTTGGAACTACAGGAGATGTAGAACTCTCATTCAATGACTCAGATGCAGTTTTAGACATCAAGCGTGTAGCAGGTACCCCCGACTTGCGTATCGCTGATGATATGAAACTAAACTTTGGTAATACAAAGGATGCTTCTATCAGATATGACGAGACAACTACTGACAAGATTCAAGTAGAAGGTGCAGACTGGAACTATGGTACAGGTGTACTAGTCAACTTTGCTGACACTACAGATGCTTCTAACGTTGCCACAGCAGGTGTTACATTTGCAGGTGGTATTGGTGTTGCAGCAACTGCATGGATCAAAGACCTCAAGGTTGATGATAATACAGTTCTTGGTACTGCTGATACAGATACACTAGAAGTTAATGCAACAACTACCTT